ATAGATATCATTCACTTTTACTAGATTCCTTGCTTATATCCAAATACTCAATTTTTAATCGCAAATAATCTTTATTCTTAGTTTTCTTGCTCCACGCTGTGCTAGATTGCTGCTCAGCCATTGCGTTAAGTGTATAGTTTGCGTTTACTCTTTGTTGATTCACTTGATCGCTAACCCCTGACCTATTTAACCAAGCCTTGTTTTGATTTGCAACAGCATTTCCAAACGATATACTGCTCAAACTTTGGTTGTATATACTATCCATACATCAATTATACATTATTGAGGGGGGTTTGAACTACCTGGTGCGCTAGGCACAAAATGCGTATGCGTATCTAAGTCAATTCCACCAGTAGTTGAAACGGTGCCACCAGTAACACTGCCCCCAGTTATGTCACCGCTAACTGTTAGCCCCCCAGATACTGTAACATCCCCTGTTATAGTCGTTCCCCCATTAACATTAATGGCTGGGGCTGTAATATCAACCGAACCGCTAGAAACAACCTCTATTTTTTGTTCAGCATTAAATTTAACAAAATCGCCAGTAACAAAATTACCAACAACAACCTCACCCCCTTTTAAATTTTTAAATCTATCCTTGCCAGATGCTGTAAATGCTATTTTCTGATCTGTTGTACCCATATTTGCCACGACAGCTAAATTGTCAGCAGGGGCATTTGCACAAACTCCGTAGGGGTATATAGTAACAATATCTTTAGATTGCTCATGGTATGTGTATTGCGTAACAGGTAAATCCCCAGCGTCATCCCCAATATTAGAAACATAACCAAATTTGAACATTGCTCTAATTTTATTTAAAACGCTCATTCATTACCCCCTACTTGAACTCGTTTAATATCATCTAATAAATTATTTACTGTTAATTCACCAAAATCAGGTGAGAGGGGCTTTGGAATATAAGAATCCTCTTTTACAAGCGTTAATTGAGTAATGCTTCCATTGTCTACAGTGTATGAAAATGAAACATCACGAATCAACAATTTTTCATCCACATCCAATCGTTCATCTGTTACATGTACTAATGAGTTTGGAGACCAAACTTTTGTTTTATCAACTAAAAATCCTTGCACACTACAAGTATACCCAAAACTCCGTGACTTACGAATTGACGCTTCCCATTCAGCCCTTTTTTTTGCCAACTCAGCGTTCCCAAGCGATTCATCCACAATTACTAATATTCGGCTTTTTCTAATGTCCTGGTCAAAAACAACCCCCTCATTTACAGGTAAAATCTCATTCCCTAAAGATGAACCTTGAAAAAGTTGGGATAAGATATCTTCTTGACACTGAACTATATATTTATTATACCTATTTGAACTTGCCTGAGTTTTTGATGCTTGCAATACGTTATTTTGTCCCGATTGAAACTGATTTGCAATGTGGAGTATTTTATCTGAATATTCCTCGGCTTCAACACCACCTCTTGTAATAACCAAATCCCCTTGCCCATTTGTTGTTGCCAATACTTGCCTTTTTGCACAATATTTATCGACAACCTCAAATAACCCTGTGCCTTTTTCAACTTCAATCTGATCTGTTTTTTCAAAAATATCAGGTCGGACTAAATCAATAACATTAATGTTGCTAATTCCATTTTCACTTAGCAGTTTTGTCAACAATACCTTTAACGTCATTGCCCCATTAATTACTAAAGGCTTAAACACAGTCCCATCTACTATATCTGCTGTTCTGTCACGCCCAGATATAGTTACAGTATGTCCATTATTACTATATTCAGACGATATAGCTTCAACATACCCATCTAAAATTGATACTTCATGAAACAAAATAACCACGTCATCGCCTAAAGAAATTTGAAAATCCTCTAACTTTTCAACGGTTCCAGTAACCGTAAATTCATTGGCAATGGTTTCTAATGATCGAGTAACACTTACAGATAAAAAGTTTGAATATGCGACCCCATCCACCTCAACCACAATATCTTTACCAAAAACCTTATCTATAAAGTTTCCGGCCTTAGTCTTAAATCCCATTAAATAGCCTCGGTAATTGTTTGACTTCCCTCAACAAACCCAGTATTTGAAATGTCGTTTAAATCGATTATTTCAGTGTTTTTAGACGAATCTGCATATAAAGAATACGCCAGTACACTACTTGGAATTAAACTGGTTGTGTATGTAGTCAAATCTCTTAATTCTAGCGTTGAAAAAAACCGCATAACCGCCGTTTTAATTTCAAGCATAGACAACCTAGATTCAGAATCAATAAGTGGATTATCTGAAACAACAGAATACTCATTATCTAATTGATTAATCACTTTATCCAATTCAACTTTATTCAAGTAAGTAATATTAACCGCATTGTCATAGGCATACGATAAATTAATGCCTTGAATAATTAAGTTTATGGAGTTTAATAATTCAGAATCAGTTTTGCTAGACTGAATATTTGTAATATTGTTCCCAAAACTAAATAACTCTACGTTTAATAAATATTTACTTTTTGAATCCTTACCAATCTTATTATAGGTTTCAAATAGCCCAGCTAATAAACTAGATATTTCATTATTAACTACGATAGAGAACATGCTATCATTCATGCTATTTGCAACGGCGTTAAAATCGCTATTATTTTCATTTTCAATTTTAACAATAGCCCTTCGCATAGTGTCGATCAACAAATTGACTCTATCGGCCAATAAGCGTGTTGTGTTGTTTTTTAAAATCCCTTTTAATGCCATGCTAAAAACCGAACCTTCCTAACTTAGATTTACCAAATGCTGATATTTTATCAACCCCTGTAGCTCGTAATGCGCTTATAGCTGATGTGGTCAATGTGGATAGTGAAGGCAAAAATAACCCAAACTCAATAATAAATGTAATTGAGTAATCATAAAGTCCATATCTATCAATAGAATCGTTTTTGGTATATGTAGTAACCTTAGCTGTGAAATTGCCGTATTTTGGATGAGATAAGATACCTGACCCACTTGCGTTTAAGGCAGCATCTAAAACATCCCTATTGTCATCATCAATTTGCGCTGAAATAGTAAACTGCTTAGGCATTTTCCCCATTTGCTCAATCTTAAAATTATTAGACCCTGGGTATAAATGCTGAACTGTCTTAAACCCTCTTTGCTCTGCGCTTCCACGATAATAAAAGGGTACGCCACGCCACGATGCTTGTTTGGGGTTAGCCATTATTGAACTACCCCAACTGTTTGCAGGATGCGACCACGGCCACCATAAATATCAAAAACACTGCTAGAAACCTTGCTTTCTTTATCAGCAGACACAGTTATATTCCCATTTAATTCAATCGGTTGATATTGTGGTCGTGAGATGTCAAACATTGAATAATCTCCAGCCACATTCTTATTTCCCCCCGTAATTAAATTTCCCCAAACTTTTAGCCCTTTCATAATATTATTAATAGAAATAAAATCTCTTACAGCCTGTTTAATTGAGTTTCCTATCATTTCTGATATTTCATTGATAAATTTTTGAATATAAGGTCTTACAAACTCAAAGGCTTCAACAATATGATGTTTAAGTAAATTTTCAAGAAGTTTAAGGTCTCCATCCATTTTCTCTATTTGTTTTGAAAAATTAATAAGACGGGCAGTTAAATTATCGACAAACCCTTTAATTCTATCATCAAAAGTATCAAAAAACGCAATAGCCACAAGTTTTAAACTACCCCAAAACTTTCTTAACTTATTAGCAAGCGATGCTTGTTGAATCTCATATTCTCTACTCAACGCCTTGTTTAAACCAAACTCTTTATTGGATTCAGCCATTGATTTTTTTACTAAATCAATCTTTTTTGCTAAGGTAGTCATGACAACTTTGTCCCTAATCCCTTCTAAGCCTAAGTAATTTAACGCTCGTGTTAAATTAACCCCTTTTTTCTCCATGTCATCTATTGAAGCCCCTAATTGCACTAACGCCCCTACAGCATCGGCTTCAAATGCACTTTTTAATTCATCTCTAGTCTTACCTGAAATTGCTGACATAATAACTAAGGCATCCCCACCAGAATAAACAGCTTCATTCATAACACCTAAAACACGGGAAACAGCACCAGATGCAAGCTCGCTTTGTAATCCAACGCTTTTAAATGCAGCAGCAAGCCCCATAGCGTCTTGACCACTCATGTTAAACGCTTGCGATCTTGATGCCATATCCATAGCAAACCTTAATATTTCTCGCTCTGTGGCTGCGCTTGTGTTACCTAAATGTGTTAAGGCAGATGCATATCTATCAATATTATTAATATCCCCACCAACAACATTGACTAACCTAGCCATCTGGGATGCCCCCTCTTCACCATAAACATCCGTGGCTGATTGCAACATTCCCATTGTTTTTGAGAACTTTAATATATTCTTCTCACCACGAACACCTAATTGTGCAGCAGATGCCCCCACTAATGCCAACTGCTCAGCCGTGTTTGGCATATCTTCGGATAAAAGTTTAAACTTCCTGCCCATGTTATCTAAAGATGGGCCTACCTCAATATTAGCTGTTTTAGCAATTTTAAACATTGCCGTTTCAAAATCCGCAAATGATTTAGTTATAAAATAGCCAGCTGCAAAAGCAGCATACTTATTGCCACCAGCTAAAGAAAATAACCCTTCCTGTGTGTTTTTTAATTTTGATAATTTACCGTTTAATAAATGGACTTTAGCCGAAGCGGTTGAAACGCTTTTAGAAAACCTGCCCATACTTGCGCTAAATTTATCTTTAATCTCTAGTAAATAACCAACTGATTTCATCGCTTCCTTGACTGCCTTTCCATTTCTCGATTTTCTTTTTCTACACTAATATTTATCCTTCTATTATACAACAACAACTCACCCATATTCATATCCATTAACTCAGAATAACTAAAATTGTTTTTCATCATATAAATAATAACGTCCTCAAGCGTTATATTATGAAATATAGATTCAAAATTTGTAAATAAAAATAAAGGTTCGCTATTTAAAAGCCCAGCGACAAAAAATGGTCAGCATACCCCCCAGCTAACGCTTTTAAATCTGCACTATGCAAGCCATCATCAAAATGAGTTTTTTGCATTTGAACACCACCAATGGTTATTGTAGGCTTATCTTGCGTTCCTGCAATAAAAATTTGCTCTAAATTATACATAATAGAACCAACTGTATCTGCATCTGCAAACTGAATAATTAAGCCGCCTATACCGATCTTATCATCCTTTTTATCGTCTTTATCATCTTTTCTATTGTCATCACCCCCTTTTTTCATCGAATCTGCTTTTGGCAAAACACTTAAAAAAGCGTTGTTTAAATCTGCTTCCAACTTTAACACTTTATACTTATCTCGTGGTCGTGGGGCATAAACAACAACATCTGAGGCATCTACATACTCACCATTTTTAGATATTTTTATTGGGGTTTTTAAAGTGTATTCAAAAAATTCTTTCATTTTTTATCCTCGATACTCACACAAATCAATTTAGCCTCCTTCAAATCTGGGGTCAAAACATCAATGCTTGGATTCTCCCAATGCACCGACTCACCATCAAACACAAACTCAGCAGGGAAGTTGTCTTTTAATCCATCCAGCCATGCTATATTCCAATAATTTAAACACATATTAAAAACAATCGACCCATCCGGCCATTTTATACATGACATACCTTCAAAAGTCTTCCCGCTTATCTCTAAACGACATTCTGACGGGACTGTAGATTGATCAATACTTATCAATTGCATACTAGATTCAAGTATAGCATAATAATTAGTATAATGTCAATAATAATATTAGACAATTTAAATGCTACTGAATCTAGTATGCGTTGCAATGCTCGCATTAGGCTGTAACCGCTTGCGAACCTTCAAATTCTACAGATATTACCCCGTCAGATGAAACATTGATCTCAGGGTCAACATACATACACATTTTTTGAAAGACTTTAGTAACCCCAGTAGATGCAACATATTTAATCACGTTGCCAAGGCCGTTAGACTTCCAACCACGAACTAATGCTTCATTCTCAACAGTTGATAATAAATCAAAAGAAACCATGCTTTTAGCTGTTGTATAATCCACTGCCTCAATCACATCCACAGACGTTCCGGCTACTTGTGGGGTAATAACCTTATCCCCACTCCCATCCTTCATACGCAAACTATTCCCTTGAATAGCCACTGACTGGTCATTGATAAATAATTGTCCACCGACTAATGATGTTGCCATATCTTACTCCTATATGTTAAACACTGCTTGTAATACTAAATCAAGTCTTCGCAGCTGAGCAACAAGCGGTACTTTAGCCGTGCTAGTAGCCTTTCCATTTAACAAGTCTAGGCTAATTGTTAAGTTATCCACAAAGTATTTAACATTGTCTTCACCTGCTCGGTACAATAAGTATCCTTCACCAGATAAAATATTGTACAATTCTACCAGCTTGCCACGAATTGCGTTTTCATTTACCATGTTATACCCAGTAACCAACGAACCGTCAGTCAATCGGCTTTGACTGTAAGCTGATTTCAAATTGTTAAAAATAAACTCAGCCCCAGCAGATGTCACATCCACGTTGTTTAAGAATTGGTATGTTTTATCTACATTCCCAGCAGCGTCAGTTTTGTAGGTTGTATAGACTTGCCCCAAGACAACACCATTGCCAGCGACGTTATTGCCAATCACAAAACCACCAGCCTCGTTAATTTCAGATTGCTCAGACTTAGCCCACCCCTTACCAGTATCAAGAATCGGCAATGTTAAAGGCGTGTTCATGTAAGGCAGTGATGCTGTGTGAGTACCACCCCTTGCGTCTAAATTTGAAGCAATAACAAACTGCGCTATATTCGCGCCATCTGTAAGCCTTAACGCCCTAACAGCCCCAATTTGTGCTGCAATCACATCATCTAATTCAAATATAGATGAACCCTTATACAAAGTATCATTTACAATACCCTGAGCATTGACAATCAATGATTGTGAATTTCTAGCATTTAAAAATGTTTTTAGGTTAGCCAATGTATCTGTTTTAGATATTACACAAACCCCATCAAGGATTGCATTGTCTTCATTCCAACGTGGGTCTAGCAATGAAGTTGTGCTTGTATGAGAATCCGCAACAACTGTTACATCGTAGTTTCCAGGGAAGATAATAGTTTGGTATCGTGTTTCACCAATTACATCAAACAATCCAGTCAATACTGGGTCAGTCGCACCGCCTGTCATAGCCGTGACGCTTGGCGTAACCCCACCAACAATTCCTTTTACCTCTAAACCAATCCCATTGCCGTATGTACCAGCATTGTTGGCTGTTAGCGTTACAGTCCCAGTTGTGTTAGACGCTGAAACAATTTTGTGTGCGTCAGCGTTAATTAAAGCAACTAACGCATCCCCAATTTGTGTTGCAGTGTACCCAGAAGGAATAGAAATGCTGTATTTATGGTTAATTCTAGAACCAATCGACACAACCAATGACCCAGCTTCTGTGGCAGTGCCAGAAAAAGCAACAGAACCAGTAGCCTGAACACCTGACCCATTATCATCTAGCGCAATGGCATCTAATCGAGTAACTTGGTTTGCTGACTTAAACGCCTTAACCATTTCAGCAATTTGAGAACCTTTGCCAAAATTACCAATTTCAACATTAGCGTTACCAATATTCTCAACCAAAGAACCGCTTGTATAAACCGATCCTGTTTGCTGGCCAACAATCAACACCTTTTGTGGTGCATTGCTAATTGCCTGCTCGGCTGGTGCCTTAGTTATATTAATAATAGGGTTACTGACTGTCATTTAATACCTCACTTTTTTCATCTTTTGCAATTTTCTTACGAACAACTTTTTTTTCTTCAATTATTTCTACACAATTATCAAATTGAGAATCTTTTAATCGTTTTCGCCAGTATCTATTAACTGGTACACCATTTACCGCTTCAACCTCTACAATATCACCTGCTTCATATAATGCTAGATTTCTGTTTAATTTTAATTTCATACAATCGATTATATCACAACAAATTAAAATTATTATCTTTTACATTTTCACAATCATTATTTTGAAATACATTCTCAAAACTTCTAAATGCTACAGTTTCAGTATTTGTGTATATATCCCCAGAATTATACATAAACTGGCTTGTATCCTGCACATAGTTTGCTGTTTGTGTACTTAATATCGTTTCAGTTGTTTCAAAACTGTATGAATAAACAAGATATGCATCATTGTAACTAATTACCCCATGCCCCAATGGAACCATTAACGTGTTGCTTGTATTTGCAAAAAACGTGCTTGGTCTGTACCCTGCAACAGTTTTATACAATGAAGGCAAAACATTAAACGCCAAATCTATTGCTTTACTGCCTGTAAGTTCATTAACTGTTGGGATAAATAGGTAAAACGAAAAATTATTAATAAGTTTTAAATAGAATTGCTCTGTCGACGTTGTTTCACTATTAGCATCGTTCTGCGTATTTCGGTCTGCGGATGCGTCTGAACCTTCTGGGACTATAAATAGGAAAGGGGTGTTAATTTGCTTATCTGTATATAGCTTTATAGCACGATCAAGCGTTGCTACTGATGATATTTGCAAGCCTGTCACAAGTTTCATATCAGAACCAGATCCCGCTGTCAATCGGTCATTGTTAAATACAAACTGAAATTTGTTTGCATCTAAAACTGCGCTAACCTTATGCCAACCGTTGAAACCAACAGAATGGAAGGTGTGTAGCGTTCCTATAGATTGTACTGGCGCTCCTGTGACATTAAATGTAAATGTGGTCGAACTTGGGACACTTGTTATTTTCTTATCACCATTGTACGCACCCTCAGTTGACGATATATTAACTTTGTTTATGTATGGGTATGACAAGTCGTGATCTGTAGCGCA